CTGGGAGTAGTTTCATTTTTTTGAGAGGCACCAAACATCTACCGTCCTTGTAAATTTTTCCGTAAAAAACTAGACTAACATCAGAGGTGTCTATAATTATTCTTGCTTGTGACGAAGCTAAGCTTGCCCCCTCAACAGTTACGTTACACTCAAATGTTTCTTCTTTATCCCTGTATAACTTATAAGTATTAGGATCTGATTCTTCTCTCTCCTTTGTATAAGAAATGGGTTCTTCCTGATAGATCGGATCTTCTGTGTGAATTTCCTCTCTTTGTTTTATCTTTTTCTTTGGTTCTTCTTGTCTAATGGTCTCTTGTGGAATTTCCGGCGCGGGAGGAACGAACGATGGCGTCTCTGGCGCATAACTTTGCGTTGGTCTTCCCGCCGGATTAAACATATTTCTTAATGCGTTTCTAAAATCCTGTTGTTGGTGCTCGAAAGACTCTTTAATACTAGAATTTTGTGGGCCAAAAGAATTTTGTAGAGACTCGTTTAAAGACTCCTCTTTATTGTTTGGGGTTTCTGATTCTTCCTTCCAAGATAAAAAGCTTTTCATTCCTGTTTAATATTTTTTACCCTAACCTCAACTTTTTGACCAAAAGCTTCAAAAGTTTTTTTGATGTGGTGCACTTTTATTTTTTTCTCTAGTCTATTTATCTGCTTTTGGTCAGAAATCACCAATCCATTGACTTTCGCAACTATTCGTAGAAATTCGTCGGAGACTTTTTTCTCTACTCTTTCCTCTCTAAGTTTGTTTAAAACTGATTTCCATGGATTTTCCGGATCCAGAAGCATTCCTCCTGCACCCCCGCCAGCTGTTGCAACCTGTATAACTATTGCAACATCGCTCCACACGTAGTCAGCAGTGCCCCATACAAGGCCGTCATTGTTCCATAAAAAATATACTTTTTCTCCAGACATTTTTTATATATCCGGAAAGAGAAAGCCTTTATTTGTTAGTCATCCCTTGGAGTGTGAAAATCAAAGCCAGCAGACTGACAACAGGATCAATAACAAGATTTCTTTCCGCTTGGTATTTAGCGACCGTAATAATAACACCAGGAATTAGACCCATGTATTCTGGCTTTTTCTCCTTGATCCACTTGATAAAATCGGAAGACAGTGAATTCATTACATCGTCCACCTTCGAGGAATACTGACCAACAATGAGTTGATAGTTTTTAACTGGATCCTGTTTTGAAAAGATCATATTGAAAATTTCCTCGTGGTCCCAAAGAGTTTCGTTGATTTTGTTTTCTGTCAAATCCGACATCCCGTCAATATTCCATCTCTGGATAGTATTAAGAGCGGACCTCATGTCGGGAAAATACTTCTTGGTGAAAAGTTCTAGATTCCTGTCGTCGTGGGTGATTTCCATCAGATCCAGAATCTTACTGATTCTCTGTTTCCACTGATCTTTTATCTCCTGCTCTTCTTCCTTTGTGATCGGATCAAAATCATAGACTTCAAATCTAGATTTGATAGCATCTGGTATTTTATTCAGATAGTTACAGGTGGCTATAAATCTAGTGCCCTTTGCAAACTTTTCAATTGTTCCTCTAAGAGCTTTATAAAACTGCTCTGATGCTCCATCAAACTCGTCCAGAACCACAATTTTCATAGTACTAACTCCATCCATGATTGAAACGGTGGAACAAAAATCATTAATCTTAGTTCTGATAGTTTCCACTGAGCTTTCGTCAGAGACGTTGATAAAAAGGTACGGATGTCCTTTCATCAGAACTTTAGCCATACTTGTTTTACCACATCCCGGAGATCCTGCCAAGAGAACATTTTGTTGCAGACCTTCTAGGAAGGAATTTTTGATCCTTGCAGGAAGGATCATGTGCTTAATCTCTTTAGGTCTAAGTTTTTCTGTTAAAAGCTCTTGAATCATTTACACTTGTCTTTAAAATTGTCTGCTTCTTGTTTATCGTCTCTTAAAGTGACAAATCTTGGTAGGAAAAGGGACCAATTTCCAAATTTATCGTTGATTATCACGTTGTATTGAACTGCACATATTTTACCAATATGGGAGTCAGGTGTTTCACTGAGAGATTGAAGATCTTCGTCAGTAAACCCTGAACCTATTTTGACATTAAGCGTTCCTGAAGAATCCCTGCAAATAAATCCTCCTATAAATCCTTCTCTCTTTCCTTCGCCGGGATACCAACCAACTATTTCAAGATCGCACTCGTTAACCTCTTTAAGTTTAATCCAGTTTTTTGATCTTTTACATTCGTAAACATGTTCTGGATTTTTTAAGATAACGCCTTCTCCGCCTTTATCAACTATTTTTTTATAATAGGAATAGATCTCTTCTTTTTCTGTGGTTTGAAAAGATTCGGCCAGAATTACGTGGTCGGATGTATTTTTTGAAAAAACACCTTCGAGTGTGCCTCTTCGTATAGAGAAAGGAATTATTCCCTTTCCTGTTCTTAATGTGTCTCCATCCTCTAAATCAAACACGTTGAACATTAAATCATCCCCTATAGAATCTGCAGGTTTTCCCTTCAGCATCTGATTCACTTTTCCGGAGACACTCTTTCTATTTAGGTCTGTTAGTTCCCCGTCGAAGAACCAGTCCCCATTTAAGCCCGAATCTTTTAAAAGAGATAGAATTGTGGAGCTTATACGTTTCAAATAGTGTGAGGGAATTTCGTTGAATGCTCTTGTATAAAACTTTACCTCCTCTCCTGACACGAATGCGATTATTCGCACTCCATCGTATTTTTCTTCGCATATTATTGTTTCCCATTTATTTATTTCTTCCTCGTCGTCCTGTGCGAGCATTAAGCTAGGATCAGGAATAACCGGTTTAGGAAAGCACTTATTCACGAGCTTAGCACCGATTCCGATGTTCAGCCTCTTAGTAAGTACCTTGCCTAAAATTTTTCTTTCCTCTAGACTAAAAGGAACACAATTGACTATCTCAAAAGCTTCCTCTCTGAACCTGTCATTCGGTGCAGGAGCCAGAAATAATCTTGACGTTAGATCCTTGAATTTATCAAAAATGTCATATTCAACAAGATACGGTGATTCTTCGATAACCTCGAGTTTATGGAGCTTAGTTGTTAAAAAAGGATCGAGTGCGACCTTCAATAAATACTCCAGGACGGGGGAGTAATTGTTTTTAATAAGTTCCTGCTTTACTTTTTGCGAACCCTCGCCAGTTGCAGATTCTATTTGTAATAAAACTCCAAGTTCTTTTTTCATGTGTGAAGATTTTTACAAATATAAGTAATTAGTAAATTCTAAAAAAATCTTTTCCCGACTTTTAAAGAATTGTTTCCTATGTTTCTTCTGGCGCTGGCTCTTCGGTTGTCTCTGCGGCTGGTGTCTCTCCTGCCTCTCCTCCTTCGCCGACTTTTGGTGTCTCTCCTTCTTTCTCTGCCTTTTCCTTGTAAAGTTTGTTCATCATCTTATCTTCAAAAGGAATTTCTAAGAATCTGTCAATCAGGAAGTCTTGTACAAAATATTGTACCTCTTCTTCTCCTGAAGGTTCTTTGATTTCTCCCATGGAATTGATAAAGTCTATCTGTTTAAGAACTTGTTCAATTTCTCTAGATTCACCAAATTGGTTATCACTTTCGAATTTTACTCCGATCTGGCTTCTAAATTCTGCGTCATTTCTTAAAAAAGGATAATCTAGGCACATTTGAATCCAAAGAGGTTTGGTAACAATCTCCTGGAAAATAGACCTTAATCTTGTAATGAATTTAGAAAATCTAACCTCGTCTCTTTCCGCACCTTCCGAGGCAAGCTTATAACTATTTCCGTTTGCTGCTCCAAATCTTGCAGAAAATCTGTTATATGGGATTTTAGAGTCCATTCTGAGTTTATTGTAAAAATAAACCACAGAGTCCATAATATTTAAGTTGGGACCCTGAGCATTTAGAGTTTCCACCTTAACAGATTCTCCTCCCTGCTGGGGGAAAAGATAGTTTTTATAAAATTGTATGTCTGGTCTACCGTTTATAGCAAGTTCACCCGAAGAGGTATCTAATTTAATATCTTCTTTATAAACTGACATAAGTTCTCCAAGGGTTTCTTTTGCTTTTTGTGGAGATTTAGTTCCAATTGGAACTGTCATTTTAATTCTATATTGTGCATTCATCACGTTCCAGATAATTCTGGAGTGTTCCATAATCTTAAGGAGATTAAAAGAACGTATAAGTCTTTCGCTATATGATGTTCTAGAAACCGTGTTTCCTTTAGCATAAGAGATGTAAATCACCTGTGCATCCAGGAGCTTCCTTTGTCTAGTGGTCTCGCCGTAATATTGCCACCAAATTGTTTCTCTTGTTCCGTCCGGCCTTTTTTCAACTGCTGGGGTAAGACTTATGGCATCAAGTTCTTTGAATCCAACTATTTCCTTTCCGTCGTTTGAATAAATGATTTCAAAAGCTAAAAATCCATCTACTAGAAATTGTCTGAAATATTGCCATGCAGAAAGACCGTTTGTGAAATTATGAAGAACGTAAAGTTTTCTGAAATTTTTTCTGACTGACTCGACCACTTCTTCCTTAAGATCCATATTAATCATCGTAGGATGACAAAAAAAGTTCTTTTCATCATACACTATAGCCTCATCACAAATAGTGTCTAGAATGTACTCTATTTCAGCATTAAGAGCAAATTTTCTTAGGAAGTCCCTTTTGAATGGATAATCTTTATCGAAATATGCAATGTATTTTCTGATTGATGTGTCCTGGGCAGCTATAGAGTAAATGAAGTCTTCATCGTCTTCGGAAAATCCAAATCTTTCTCTTAGATTGGCTTCAGAAATACCAACTGCCATAGAATCTTTTATAACTAAATCGTTATAATCCATTCCAAATGTCCCAAGCCCGCTGATAGATTTGACTATCCTAGCAAAATTGGGGTTAAAATTTTGTAAACTGTCTAAAAATCCTGCCATCTAATTATAGTTTAAATTGTTCTTCGCCTTCTCCCTCTCCTTCACCTTCTTCTCCTTTTTTGGCTTCCTCTTCTGCTTTTTTCTTTGCTAATTTTTTCTTCAGTGAGTCGTTCTGGACTAGATCGTTAGCGGTCATACCTGAATATCTGTTGACCAAATAATCTATATTGAAATAAGGTTTTCCTTCCGAATCTTTCAGACCATACATCTTAATCAATTGGTCTTTTCTGGAGGTCATTAATTCTATTTCTTTTGCCATTGTGAAATAGTTTTCTTTAACATAATCCAGACCAAATTCAGATTTTAAAAGGTAGTCATGTTTTCTTTCGGGAAAATCTAGACAAAATTGGATCCAAAGTGGTTTGGTTAGTATTTCCTGGTATATCGATCTAAGTCTGTTGATAAACTTACCAAATCTGATTTCTTCTTGGTCTAGACCCTCTGCATTAAATGTGATAGTTCCTTCCGATCCCGATTCTTCTCTACCAAATCTTGTAGCCGGAATCTTTGAGTCCATCCTAAGCTTGTTAGCAAAATATTGAAGGGCTTTGGTGTCGGAAAAAGCTGTTGCGTCTCCTGCATTAGCCAGGGGTTGGATATCCGGAGTTCCGTTAGGTGACGAAGGCATAAGGTAGTTTTTGAAAAACTGTATCTTTGGTCTTCCGTCTATAGTTAATTCTCCGCTGTCTGTATTTAATCTTATGTCTTCCTTGTAGATAGACATAAGTTCTCCTAGGGTTTGTTTTGCCTTTTGAGGAGATCTTGTTCCGATTGGAACATTCATTGTCATCCTATAGGAAGAGTTCATCACGTTCCAAATAATCCTAGTGTGCTCCATTATTCTTAGAAGATTGAAAGATCTAATTAATCTTTCTGAATAACTTACCCTTGCAGAAGTTCCTCCTCCTTTAGCATAAGAAATATAGATTATCTGTGAATCGTACAACTTCCGGGTCAGAGAAGGATTGTCTGGGTATTGAATCCAAACATCTGAATAACTCCCGTCCATTTGTTTTTCCACAGTAGGTATTAATGAAGCTGGATCTAATTCTTTAAATCCTATAACCTCTTTTCCCTTGGGATCAAAGATAATCTCAAAAGCAATAATCCCATCAACTAAGAATTTTCTGAACATGTGCCAGGCTAAGACATCTTGGTTGAACCCAAAAAGATTGTAGATTTGCTTATACCTTTTTTGTACTTTTTTTACAATTTCTTCTCCAGCATCATCGTGTTGCATGAAAGAAAAATAGGCCCAAAAATTCTTTTCGTCGTAAACTATAGCCTCGTCACAAAGAGTGTCCAAAATAAATTCTATCTCTGGGTTCTGTGCAAATCCTCTTAGATAGTGTCTTTTGTTTTTATAGTCCTTATCAAAGTAAGCTATGTACTGCTTAGTAACAGAGTCAGCTCTTTTTAATCCTGCTAGGAAGTTTTCGTCTTTAATTCCTCCTCTTTTTAAAAATTCTGCTTCAGTAACCCCGACTGCTTGTGAGTTTTTAATCACAAGATCTTCATAAGCCATCCCAAAAGCACCAATCTTCTTGACACTATCAACTATAGAATTAAAAAAAGTTTTCCTACCGTCTGTAAAACCTGCCATTTATTTTAGGTCATATTTTTCTTATATATCTCTTCAATCGGGGTCCCTTGAATAGAACGAGTAAAAAGATATACTATTTTAGTCCAATCTTGATAGGGAATTTCTCTTAGGTCTCTAACTTTTTTAATATCCCAGGATCTATACGAATTTTTGAAAGGTATTCCAGAAAACACATTATCCAGGATTTCAAAATCTGTCTTAAGTGGAATTTGGTCTCTAATTTCCCCTCTTTCTTGCATTTCTGTGTTTCTTCTTATTGAAGATTCATAAACACTCATTATTCTATTGAAAAGAGGAATTTTAATCATCGGGGGGATGAGTATCAGATCTATCCCTGAAAAAATGTCTTTCTTTTCTCCAGTACCAAATCCAGTAAAAAAAACCACTGGTCTTTTGTTGATGAATTTTTTAGGTTTTTCTAAAGTGTCTAGATATTCAAAGCTGTAAATCTTTCCCTGTAAGAGATCGTTTGGATTTAACGGCTGTGGCTGATTGAGAAAATTCTTAGTCCAAAACAAAAAAGACTCCTCTGCTAGAGAACCTTTACCTACTAGACTGTTTTTATACTCTTCAAATTCTTGGTTGAATGTTTTCATCTTAAAATAAAGCTTTCGTCGATAGCTCCGAACTTATATCCCCTTGCCTCTGCAAATCTGGTTGCGGATTCAAACTTAGCTCTATTAGTGATCCAAACCTTTAATTTATCGTTGTAAGCCTTTAATTTTTTCTCGGTAACGTTTCCCTTAATTTCTGGCTTTTTGTCCAACTTGTACTGACTTTGCGGTTTAATGTCTAATATCCATTCCTCGACAACACCCTTTGAATTAATTACCTTGATGTAATAATCTGGGTAATAGTTGTGTTCCTTTTTGTCAATTGGACTCCAATATTTTATAACAAGTGGTTCTGAACTCCATTTTAAGATGCTTGGGTTTAGATCACAATATTGGCTAAATTTCCTTTCCCATGAACTACGGTAGATGATATTATTAGCATCGCCAATATATTTTTCAGGATTCTGTGGGATATATTTACCAGATTGAAATCTGCCCGAAGGCTTAAGTTTCTTGATGTCCATTTTAAATGTTATAGTGGGAGTTCTCTTCCTTCACTATCCTGGAAAATGGTATGGTTTTTATCGATTTTGGTGGGTGGATTTTTTTCCATCCTTTTTTCATCCCGTTGTGTGCTATCTGGGAGATAAAAGCAAAAGGATTATCCGATTTTTCAGGATCGTAACGGTTCCAATATTTAACCAGGTCTTCCATCCCAGAGGCTATGCAATCCTCTTTATCTTCGATGTCCCGGTAGGAATGTGTTTTAGACATCCCGTTAACAATAAGAGAAAACATGTCTATTGTTTCCCTTGTTAGTTCCCCATTCTGTTTACTTTCTAGAAGGGCTCTTTTTAATTCTTTGTTTTTGACGTATATCATTCGTTAGGAAAGTTATTTTGGAGCTTTTTAATTTCGTTCTCAATTGATGCCTTTAATTGTTCCAAATTTTTCCTAGATTTTTCGATTACTTCTATTCCAATTTTACCATTTTCCTGACTAGAAGTTTCCAAGTCTTTTATTTTTACCAGAACTTGTTGAAGATCTGTTAAAACAAAATTGAGTCTGTTACCCGTTCCCTCTTCGGGGGTAGTAACAGACTCTATAATTTTATTAGTTTTTACTTTTTTTTTGTCTTGGGAGCTGAAGAAAGACCTGCTCTTTTCAAATCCTCAACAAATTTTTTACCGTTTTTCTTGTGGTTGCCCGGTGCTTCTTCTAGATTAGCATTAGCCTCTTTTTCAACGAATTTTTTTGGATTTGCAACTTTAGCCTTTGGAGCTTTTTCAATATGTGAATTAGCTTGTCCTTCGGCTAGATTCATTTTTTTTAAATCATCGATGAACTTAGAGCTGCCTTTAATGTTTGGATGAGGTGCATCTGCTAGATTCAAATTTTCTAAATCGTTTATGAATTTTTTACCAGAAGCGGTAGATTTAGATGGTGCATAAGCTAAATGGCTATCTGTTCCTTTTCCCCCTTTTAGTGATTTACCGTTCTTTGGTGCTTCAACTAAACCTGCATTTTTTTCATTTTCGATGAATCTCTTATCTCCTTTAGATGATTTTCCAGGAGCAGAAGCTAGATGCTTCTTAACTGAATTCATGAAAGCTGCGTCGTATTTAGCTGCAGGAGATTCTTTGTCTGGTGCTTCAGCTAGTTCCGGATTGGTAGACTCGTTGAACCCTGAATCAGATTCCATTTCAAGATCTAGAGTTGGCGAGGTGATATCTATTTTTTCAACCTCATCGTCGATGTTTTCAACATCAGAGAAGAAATACTCTCCAGTTTTACCTTCGCCGAACATAACGGTGTAAGTCTTAGATGTTCCATCAACTCCTATTACTTTTCCTTTTTGTCCGTTTCTTTTGATTCTTACGTCTGTATCAATTGAATATCCCATTTCTTCGTTAAGATCTTCAGAAATAGATTTAGCATTCTTTTCGAATTTGTTGATCTCTTGATTGACCATGTTCCATCTGTTCTTCAAATCAGAGATCTCATTTTCGATACCTTCTTCAATTTGAACTAATTCCTGTGAGTCTGCAATTCTAGAATTTTGAGATTTTGCTAATTTAATCTTGTTTAATTCGTTTTCTAGAATTTGGATGTTCTTAGATATTTCTTTTTTATCATTTTTCATGATACTAAGAACTGCTTGTTCGCCTTCTAAGAATTCTGTTAGGGATTCAGAAACGTCATATTTGATGAAATCCTTAATGATGTTAACTGCTTGAGTAGCGTTAGCTTCATAAACTTTATTAAGCTTCATCATAGGATTTACTGTTTGAACGTAAATCTTCTTACCTAATTTAAAGATGTTAGCTTCAACTCCTTCATAAACTCTAGATTTGATTTTTTTGCCAAAATCAATATCTGCAATTTCTTGTGAAGCACTAGAAACGAAAAGAGCTTTAGCAATTTTACTAGAAGAGTTTTCTAGTAGGGTATTTGTGGTTACACTCAAAAGAACAGGTAGTTCGCTCTCGTTGATTTTTTTGCCGTTGAAATAAACCTTTTTCTGATCGTTCTCGTAAACAAAATCAATTTTGTTGTTTGATACATTCAAAGAAACTTTGTTGTTGCTGATCTTAACGTCCCTGTCGTAAACAACCGAGGCTTTGTTGTGGAAATCAGCAGAAATGTCCGAAGAGTTAATTTCTGTTAAAGCAGATTTATCTTCGTTCACTAAGAAATATTTACCGTTTGAGAAGAAAATTGTTCCATTTTCTGAAAGTTGGATAGGAGAATAGATGGAAGTGACTTCGCATACTTCGTTATCATATCCAATATTGAATTTTTTACCCGATTGGTTTTCGTAAAGAGAAAGAAAGCTAACTAGGTTTCTAACTTGTGGGTTGAATCCAAATCTTTTTAGCCCATGAATAAGAGTTTCACTAGATCTGTTTTCTGAGATTAACCAGTTCTTCATCTGTGAAGTGGCATCAGAGAATAAATCTCTACCAGAAGTGCTTCTGATAGATTCGTATGTTTTAACTACCTCGATCTCTCTTCTTCTTTTTTCAAAAACAGTTGTTAGGTTTTCTAGAGCAGGTGCTACAGAAGCTTCCCAAACAAAACCTTTAAGTTCGTTGATTAAGCCTTCAATAACGAATGATTCCGAAATATTTTTGTTTAGAAGTAAAAATTCGTATTTCTCTAAAAGAATTTTTCCTGCCGGAAGTTCTGCAAAAGAAGCATTCTTCAATGCTGATATTGTATTAAAAACTCCGAAAGAAAATGCGGTGTTACCACTTTGAGCAAATTCAAAATCTTTCCTAGACTCATTAATGCTTTGAGCGGTAGATCCATTCAAATAAGATGCGCCAATTGAAGGTTTAGAAGAATTAACCCCTCCCCAATTGTTTAACGATTCTGCAATCTTTTTTGAAGCCTCCATTTGGATTTTATTGATGTCCATATTCATGTTTTGTTCCATGTTGATGCTTTTTGTTCTATATATCTTTTTTCCCTTGTATTCCCATTAAGGATGATCCTATTGTGTATATATTTATTTAACTACCTAAAATCACTTGTACGTTAACCTTTACACTGTGAGGATTGTAAAGTATCATTCCTCCCTGTGAAAAATAAGGCGATTCAATATCACTTCCGTTAGGATCTAGATCCCAGGAAGCTAGTGGATCCCCGGGAGATCCTGTATTCACGTTACCTGTTAGAATTGTTAGATCTGACATAGGTAAATAATTGCCGTTGTAAATTATATTAATAAACCTGCTTGCCACTGGTAAAACAGAAGGATAACTAGCTTTGATTAAAATAAAAGAAACTAGAGGCATTTCTTCAGCAGTTAACAACAGAGAAGATCCTGGGTAAACGCACCCGTTAAAAGCATAAACAGTTTCTAAAGGAATATCGACGTCACAAAAGGAGATTTCTCTTATAACAGTATTTCCCTTTACAACTTGAAGATTACACCTTTGGAAAAGTGAGCCTTGAAATTCAATAGGATCGCAAATTAGTGGGGGTGTAGCCATCAGTTCATAATTAATATTTCAATCTCTACTGGATATGTGACACTTGGATTGTTAAATAAAATTCCACCAAATGTTAAATCGGGAGAAGTGATAGGAGGAAAAATATGAGGGGAAAATCCTGGGCTTGGTGGATTGTTAGAATAGTAACTAAGATCCCATCCGTGCCAAGGGACTGAAGGTTGAGTTCTTCCCGTTAGAACCATTAGGGTGTTGAGTGGATAAACCTGACCCTTATATTCCCAGGTTAGATACCTGTCCTCCGGAGCTTGTTCCTTGTCGTATTTGGCCTTAACAACTATGAGCTGGACTTCTCCCTGCTCTTGTCCTATTTCTGGTGCAGTTAATGTATAATTGGATTGTGGTCTTATTATAAAATTTTTTTTAGCTGAACCACCACATCCGCCAAGTTCATCACTTCCCAAAGAGGGCAAATTGAAGTCACATAGAGAAACGGTATCTATAACGGCTGCTCCGTCTCTTATATCCAGATTACATGACTGAAAAACTACCCTTTTATACGTTTCGGGATTACAGTTTAAATACTTGATGTAAATCGGATTTGTTGAGTTAATCTGTCCTATCATTTTTATTAAAAATTTTTCCCGCTATTATGTTTAAATCCTTTGAAACCTGGGGTATTTTCCATAATATACCTAGTGTATTTATCTACAGGTTGTTGTGTTTCTTTTTGTGATTCCTTAATATTATTTACCGGATTGAATTCTTTTGGTACTTCTACGATTTCCTCTTTTCTATTAGGTTCTTCGATTTCTATTTTTTTGATTTCCCCGCTCTCAAACACTATTCTTTTGGTTTTTTTCTCTTTGTGCTCTTCCACTTTAGCAATCTTCTCTTTTTTCTCTGCTTCGTGGGTTTCCTCCAAAGGATTTTCTTCAGTAACGGGTTCAAATATTTCCCCTGGATAATCTGAATCCTTGATGAGTGTGCTTTCCTCTTCCGTTACAGCATTTTTTTCAGGCCCCTGGTTAAAAGTCTGTGGTTCTTCTTTTAATTTTTTTTCGACAATCTCTTTTTCTTCCTTAGCTTTTTCAAAAGCAAAATTTGCTGCAATAACCAGAGCTATTGCTAGTGGATCGAAAACCAGCATAAGAACTAATATGTACCAGTTTACAACCACATCTACAGGTTTACCGGTTAATCCGGCAATATATTTTAGCGGACCAATTTCTTTGGCGATGTCTTCATTAGAGCTTATCTCCAATTTTTCCAATTCTATACTGGAGATCTTTCTGTTTTTAGAAGATATGGAATCGTTGATTACCTGAACTTCTTCATCTATTCTTTTGATCTCCGCTTCTACATCCTTAATTTGTTGTCTTATCGATGACGTAGATCTATTTTGATTAATCAGTGCATCCTGTGATGTCTGGAGCCCTGTTCTTACTGTCGTGAGTTGGGTTACCCTATTGTTCTTTTGTTCAAGTTGACTTTGGTATGTCCTAAGTTCACCCTCAACCACTGTTTTTTCCTGATCTAACAGACTTACCACTTGGCCTTGATTTTCTAGTTTAAATGCAGTTTCTTGGTAGGCAGAGGATAAAAATCCATAAATACCTGCAGAAGTCACACCAATCAGAACCAGGGTGGCAATTAAAAGATATACTTTTAGAACCTTATTTAGTGCCTTCCAATATTGATATAAAAGAGAAGCAGTAACTAACTTAGCAAATTCTAAGCTACCTGCCAGGATCATAACTTCTAGTGTGGCACCAGCAAACATTTTTCCTAGTCCATAAACAGAATAAAATGCAGCAGAACCCGAAACGGATAAAGCGGATAAAGCAATTATCCAAGGAAACAATTTTTTACGCATATTATTATATATCCACAAAAAAAGCCGGAGAAATTTCTCTGGCTTTTTAATTATTTGGTTTTAATTAAATTATTCAGCAGAGATGCCTTGTGCAGCAGCTGCCAATTCTTTTTCTAAGTTGTTTTTTCTGATGTTGTCCTGTTGAACAAGAATAAGGCTTTCTTCGAATGTTTTCCAAAGAGTCACAAATTGGTCGATCTCTTTAGAACCAGTCCCTGACCACTTCATAATAAAGTAATGAGAAGCTTCGATTTCTAGGTTAGTGAAATAGCAAACTCCGTCTTTAATGCCCTCTTTTTTAACCTTTTCAACTCTCTTTAGGATTTCTTTTACCCCTAAAGCTTCTTTAGATCTCCATTCAACCTTTTCGTTCATGAATTTTTCAAAAGACTTTAAGATGTTTGCGTCCATTGACACGGCATATTCTTTTCCGTCCAGTTCAGTAATAACTTCGTCCAATTCTTTGGTTAGCTCATCAAGTTTTTCTTGATCAATTTTCTGAAAAACCTGCTCGATTTTTTCTTCGTTGGCCAATTCTTCGGTGGTAAGATTTTCTAGTGACATATTTGTAATTTTTATTTTATAGAAAAAATAGGATGTAGAGTTTCTTAAATCCCATAAATTTCTTTGAACTGTGTCAGTAGTTCGATGAATTTTTTGAGGTAATCTTTCATTTCCCAGTCGTGGACCACAAAAGTTTGTAGTTGATCTGTATTCTCATTAGAAATTCTGATTCTTCCCATAGTGGGGACTTTTCCGTATTTCTCAGCACACATAAACATATAGGAAACTATTTGTAGCTTATATGCTAAGATATCATCTTCGTCTTTAGCAAATGTTGCAGACTTGAAGTCGTCTACCACTAGATCTCCGTTCTTATCTAAATAAACAAAGTCTGTGGTTCCTGCCCATCCGCCTTTAAATGTTGTATAGAGAAAAACCTCGTTATCAACTATCTCTGAAATGTTCTCCCAAAAATTGTCGTGGTAGAAGTTCCAAAATAAATTTCTACCTCTTTCAACAATCTTAGCATACTTCCCGTCTTCTTTCCTGGATTCCTCTAAAGCAAATATCTGTGCTTTTTTTAGGGATCTTTCCACGTCTTTTTCCTTTGCCCATTCTAGAAGAAATATCTCCAGCATCCGGTGGAGTATGTTTCCTCTTTCAGCCGCATCTGACATTATTTTGCTCCATTTTTTCTCGCCAAACTCTTCCCTTAGCTTTTCGTATTTCTCTATCTTAACGAGCTTTAAAACAGTGGTAACGGAGGGCAAAATTAAAGGGGTATCGGAAACCCCTTTAATAACATAAGCTCTACCCCAAGGGTAATTTTTTCTTGAAATTTCGACTTCAGCCGACTTTGAGGAATTCATGGGCAATAATTATTTTGTCCCATATCCATTGCATCCATTCAAACCTCATCTGGGACCAAATAAAGATTAGGATAAAAATAAGTCTTGAAAACACCCACCATAGAGATAATTGTTGAAAGAATGGGGTGTAAATAATAAGCCACGAAACACTTCCTTCGATCGGATTAATTTTTGGTACTATCACCTCTTGTAATCCCAGCTTAGTAAGGTATTCGTTGATTGGCCTAGATTCTTCTAAGACGTAGGCTGGTCTTATTTCTGAAGGTGCATCGGGGGAATATAAAACCTCTGGTGGAAGATTAATAACCGTGTAAATTCTTCCAAACCAATCCACCCTTAGATTAAATTTTTCCCACTCAATGGTGCCTTGGTTTTTTTTAACTACTTTTCTTACAAAAAAATAGTTTCCTATGTCCGTAATTACTTTTTTGAATGGATACCACATAATCAATCGTTAAAATTTAATTTTATTCCAGGAAACATCTCTCTAACTTTTAGCCTCGCCCTTCTTATTCTAGTTGCTATAGCTCTTTTTTTCATACCATGTTTTTCTGCAATTTCCTGATATTTCATTCTGAGAATTTCACGATCATATAGGATCTCTTTATAAATATCAGGAAGATCTTTCATTTTTTCTATCACTGAATCATAAAGAGTTTCCATTTCTTTCTCTTCTGGATCAAATCCGTTATAAAAATTCTCCTCCTCAAATTTGTTCAGAGTACTCATCGGAGAAGAATCATCCCCGTCATCGTTATTGTTTTTTACAGTTTCCTGGATGAGCGGTAAATAACGGTCTTCGCTCTTTTTTATAACTAGGGACTCATTTCTAGCTATATTATAAACCCAGGTTGAAAAATTACCTCTTTCAGGATCATACTGAGAAATCTTAGTCCAAATCTTAGCCATAGTGTTAGAAACTGCGTCTTCTGCCGCTTCCGATTCAACTAGAATAGATCTACAATGATTTAAAAGCCCCGGTTTAATTCTTTTGTAAAGTTCAACGAAGTCTTTCTCCGATGATGTTCTCATGAAACTTTCTGCCAATTCCTGAATGTTTTTTGCTGCCATTTTTCTGATTAAAGTTTAATTTGTTTTATTTGTATGCCTGCCCTCTCAAAAAGTTCAAAAGAATCTGTATTCCTATACGTCTCCGAATAAACTATTCTTTTAATTCCTGCCTGAATTATAAGTTTAGCACATTCAAAACAAGGTGAAAGAGTCACATAAAGAGTTGCTCCTTCAGCGCTATTCGTACTTTTTGCTAATTTTGTAATTGCATTTGCTTCAGCGTGTAAAACTGTGGGCAATGTCCTGTTTTCACAATCTTCACAAATGTTCGGAAACCCCGTGGGTGTTCCGTTGTAACCGTCGGATATTATTGTCTTATTCTTGACAATCAAGCATCCCACTTGACTCCTTTTACAATAGGAATTTTCTGCCCAAATCTGAGCCATCCTAAGGTAAACTGAATCAAACTTGTCCTGCTTATTCTCCTGGCTGTTCTGTACTTGGTTCATTTTTTACCTCCGCTACTTCGATTTTAAATCTTTCGACTAGGTGGAAAACGTCCCTGAGTGGGAATGCTCCAAGTAAATTGAGGACTGAGTTAATTTCCTCTTCTGTAAACTCTTTTTTGTCTGCAGTATTCATCTGAGACAAACACTCACCATACTTCATATAGTTGGTAAGGAAATTAGAAATTGATTCTTTCAATTCCTGCGTGATTAGATAACTTTTTTCCATAATTTAAACTAATTTTTCTCAATTATAATAAAAACACAAGAAGTAAACACTTGGCATCAATAATTTTTGTTGATTGTGGTAACAATCAAAGGATTTTGTAGAGTATCATTCAATTGGGTTAATAAATTAACCATAAGGTTTAATTTTTCCACCATATCGGATCCCCCTTCTTCCGTGGCCGGATTTTGAGTCTGATCTGCTGGTTTTGTCTCTTGTGTTGTTCCCATTCCTTCTTTAACTGAAGATGCCGAAGTTGGCTGTTCCTGTACCGACGGGGCAGACGAAGCCTTAGTCTCTGCTGTTATGGGAGCAGCGGGTTTGGTCGCCGGAGCCGGAAGAGGACTAGCCAATTTTTGTACTCCTGTTTCTTTTATACCCGCAGATCCTGTTAAAGTTTCACCTGCTGGAAAAACTTTTTTTGTAAGATCAGTAGCTCCTCCTGCAATCTCAGAAACCTCTCCCATTCCAGGAATTGGTAGGGACGAGAATGTACCAGCACCAAAAAGTGAATCAATCATAGAAGAATATCCTTGTAAAGCTGGACTACTTTCCAGAAGAGATGACCTAGATTTATCTTCGACCTTGGCTGTTTCTTGTGTTTTTAAAGGAGTTGTTCTTCCAAAAAGCCCTTCTATCGCTGACACACCCGCAGCTTTTGCTTCTTCGCTTACCGCTGATTTTGGTGTGATAACTGTGGTTGATGTAGCTGCAGCACCCTCAAAGGAGCCAGCAGGCTTTGGAACCTCCGGTGTGGTTAAAGCTGAAGTTTCTGTCTTAGCTTCTGATGCGGGTCCCGGAGTAGTGGTTGCAGGTGGTGCTTCAGTTTTAGCTCCTTCTATAGGTTTTTCTTCGGCCACAGGGGAAGCATTAGGAGTAGCAGCGGTTTCTTTTTTTTCTTCTAATTTTTCTTCAAGCTTTGTTTCTTCCGCCTTGGCCTCTGTACCATCCTCTTTTCCTGTCTCTTTTGGTGATTCGGTTTTTGCTGCCTCCATTTTTTCTCCTGCAGCAGGAGATCCAGTTGCGAGAGCGTTCAAATATTCTTCGAACTTCTCGTTCATATAATTAACGGACTCGTTTTCTATTCCCTCACCTTTTAGGATCTTGGCTAGAGCTGAAATAATAGCATTGTTCTCTGGCGAAAATAGTGTTTTTCTAGCTCTGTCATCCAACATCGAAAGATCCCTTTGAAAGAGTCCAATATTTTCTTTGAAAGAATTATATAGAGCTTCAAATGATTTTTTTTCGTCTTTAACCTTGGAATCGAATTCTTCTTTTACATCAGAAAAGGTTGACATGTTTTGCACCTCTCCCGGTCCTATCATGTCTACGATCTCTGTCACAGTTCCGACCTTTAGAGCTTGTGCACTTGAAACTTTACTTTGTGCAGCTTTTTGTGCCATCGGAACAATATCCTTTGCACCATCCAAAGCTTCTCCAGCTTCAAGAGTCTTCTCAATTTTACGGATAGAAGACCCTACCGGAGAATACGCAAATTGATAATACCATGGAGTTTTACTTGACTCTGGATCTAATTCGGTTAAGATCTCTTTATAATTTTTTCTAAAAAACCTTTTTGCTTCTTTAGAAACACTATTCAGATCTTTTAATTTTTGGATGTCTTCGTCTCCGGAAAACCCCTGTAAAACATTTCCTTCTATTTTCGCTCTATCAACAGCTTCACCTACCTTGAAAATAGGGGACTCGCTTTGTTCTGGTGTTTTGTTTTCCTCTGCCAAAGTTTTTTCTTTTATATACCTGTATTTTTACAAGTTCTAGTTTTTAGGATTGGTAAATGAGAAAGCTTCTTCCATATCACCTTGGGTGATTTTCTTGTTTTGTGCTTCTATTTTTTCGTTCAGTTTATCTATAAAAATCTGGTACTCGTAAAACGGCAACCTTTCCAGGGTTTCTATGTTTAAGTTGTGCTCTTCCCAGAGCCTAAACTTAATATCAAAGTAGTTGGTTAAGGATATCTGAAATAACGAAAAGGGATCTGTACCCTCCGGGAAAGGTAATAGGTGCTGTGACCTCCCCGCCACAGCTCTCACATTTTGAATAAACTCTAGATTTTGTTGCAAAATTGATTTTTTTGCTCATCTGGTCTGCTATAGAAAATTGAATTGGAGTCCATTCGGTAGAAGCCCTTTCATAGGCATCATACATTTTTTCGTCCAATCCTCTCCAGTCAGAGATAATAAAAGTTGAAACTTCGGCAAAGCTCTTATCGAACTTTTTACCTTTTCTTGTTTTTTCTAGAAGTATTTGTCTAACCTTGGTCGTAACTCCTACTGTTGGAATAAATAAGTCCATTTCTGGACTTCCGTCTTTAGGTACGAATCTAAAACAGTATTTTTCTTTATCATATCTTCTTAAGATGTCGGGATCTATTACGAAGCTGTCAAGAATATTGGCCTTTAATTCTATTTGGTCCGGCAGATTACAATTTTCACCCTGACAATTTTTCATGAGTGGTAAAAGAATTCTGTTTTCCCCTCTTAAGAAAGTGTAATCCCTGATAGACATAATAACAAAGAATCTGTCCTCGTACCAAAGATCGTAATGGTCTAGCATTCCTCCTTCCCACCTAATCCTCATACACTTGTCTATAATATGATTCAGTTTTTCGTCCAAATCAATTCTATCTGCTTCGTCTACTGTTGAATAGTGACGAATTTCGGAAACCAGAGCTGGTCTAATTGCTATTTCAAATCCTGTGGGATAACCAAATCCTCTTGATGGAAGGGTTTCTGTGGGGATATTTTTCCATTCGGATTCAAGTCCCATAGGTGCTCTCTTGACCTTGCCTAAGTTATTCGCTACTGGTTGTGGTTGAGGAGCCTGTGGTTCTTGTGTTCTTTGCTCTCTTTTAATTTGAGCGTTTTTATTTTCCTCGTCGATCCAATTTGGAATATTTATATCTTGTACATCTGGATCGTAATCAATACGGGACTGTGCTTCTTTTTTACGAAGCTCGTTTAACATTCTTTGTTCTTCTGTAGTCATACAAAACTTTTAGAAAAGAAAAACCGGAGAGTTTCCAATTTCTCTTTATTTATTCC